TTTCATTATTCATAATAAACTGAGAATTTTAGGAAGCAAATAGTTAAACAATAAAAAAAGCCCTTTTAACAGGGCTTTTTTTGTATTATTAAAAATCCCTACACTTGGATTGAGTCAATTTGTTTTAGAAATCCGGTTGATATAGTTGAATGGTTTCCTTCACATCAACTACACGATCCAAAAGATCACCTTGGTCCACATCAAATCAACCTCAAACGTCTCTGCACAGTGTACCGACTGTTCTACACCAGTTGGTTAAACTATTCCAAGACCAAACTGATTCACTATGAAGATCTACTGAAAAAACATCAATCAATCACCGATGTACCCTACACCAATTGGAATCCCGATAGAATAAACTCCTATTTAAACTATGAAATCCATCATCTAAATCGTACTCATTTAGACACTATAAATAATACACTTGGAATTGATTTTATAAAAAGAATAGGATATCCAGTAAAATGAAAATATTAATCATGGGTCTTCCAGGTGCCGGTAAAACCTGGCTAGCAGAACGACTACAAGCACATCTCAACTGTGCCTGGTACAATGCAGATGCTGTTCGAAAAATGGCCAATGACTGGGACTTTTCTCCTGAAGGTCGAATAAGACAATCAATGAGGATGAGAACCATTGCTGACTATGAAAAGAGTCACAATAGAACGGTGATCTGTGATTTTGTTTGTCCAACGGAAGAAACGCGAAAACTCTTCGAACCAGACACAACAATCTGGGTTGATACTATTACGCAGGGTAGATTTGAAGATACAAATAAGATTTTTCAAACACCTTCAAGCGTTGATATACATATTACTAGACATCTATCTGATCAAGAGATAGAGCAACTAAGCGAAAGATTAAAGCATGGACTCAAAGAAAAAATCACTACTTAAAGCCATTAGTTGGAGAATCACTGGTACGTTAGATACCTTTATTATCAGTTTCCTGATCACAGGTAGTTTTGTGTTTGCTGGTAGTATTGCTGTAACTGAAGTTATAACCAAAGTTATATTATATTATTTTCACGAAAGAATATGGAGTAAGATAAATGTTTGATTCAAAGAAGCCCACTACTTTACTTTTGGGCCGTTTTCAACCTTGGCACCCCGGCCACACTGCACTATTTAAGAAAGCACTGCTAGAAACTGGACAGGTTTGTATTATGATTCGAGATGTCGGTGGAATTGTGGGATCTGATGCAGGTGCTGGGCGCACGGCAAAACAGGATGATAATCCTTTCGACTTTGATACGGTTGTAGAAAATATCAAAGCAGGGCTTGCGGCAGAGGGATTCAACTACGGTGATGAATACATTGTCATGCAGGTTCCTAATATTGTAGATATTTCATATGGTAGAGGAGTTGGATACACATTCACCCAACATGACCTAGGCGAAGAGATTCACGACATCAGCGCCACAAAGATACGAGCACAGTTAAGGGCCGAAGGCAAATTGTAAATAGCTTTTCAATTTGTAGCCCAGTAGATAAAATACTGTAAATTTTTGGTAAATACTAGCATTGTAGGAAGAATGCTATTATGGCCATAGAACCAATCAACATAGGTAATGTAGTAAATGACGGGTTAGGAGACGACCTTCGGACTGCATTTGATAAAGTTAACAAGAATTTCGAAAGTCTCGACGAAGGAATTACTACAACAGCTAGAAATATCGGGTCAACTGGTCAGGGTATTTTTGCACAAAAAGTAGATAACGAATTACAGTTTAAAAATCTTGTAGGCGGTAACAACATTACCCTTGCTCCTACAAACGAAAGTATTGTAATTAATACAACAACAAACGCATTTACTACAATTGTCACAGCCGATGATTCCAGCAGTATTTTGTCTAGCAATTATTCAGAATTGACACTCGAAGGTGCGAACGGGATAGAAGTCACAAGTAACGAATCAACTATTACATTTGGTATTTCTAATTTCGAAATAAGAAATTTCGATTTTGGACCGTTCGACGGCAGCTATTCAAATCCAATATCATTTTTATTTGCAGCAAGTAATATAGATTTCGGAACAATCGAATCACCGGGTTCGTTAAATCTTGACCTAGGAGCTCTAGTATAATGTCAATAACTTGGATCACTCCTCCCGGGGATCTAGGAACAATACCAGAAAGAATCATTGCAGAGATTCCTTTAGAAGCAACATCAGCCGAGGGCAATGTAGTCTTTTCTGTTATTGCAGGAAGTTTGCCATCTGGCATGAGGATAGATCAAACTCTAATTAAAGGCAGCCCTGTTGAAGTAGAAACTTTTACTGTTAGTCGATTTGTTATTCGAGCTTCGGATGGAGTTTCTATAAAAGACAGGACGTTTAGCATTTCGGTCGATGGATCAGATTCTCCCGAGTGGATCACTGATGAAGGTGCTATTCAAGTTGGAAGCGGTGAGAATTATTTTGTACTCGATAATTCATGGGTAGATTTTCAGTTGGAAGCTGTTGACACTGATCTCACTGCAGGCGATATATTGGAATATTATCTAGCCCCGAGAGGAGGACAACTTCCTCCGGGTCTGACACGGTCTAAAGACGGTCGAATATTCGGATTTACTGATCCCATTTTTACAATTGATTATCAAGATCAAACTGGTGCTTACGATACAACTGGGTACGATATTCCGCCATTAGATGTTTATCAAGCAGAGTCAAATGGTTTTGACAGTTTCTTTTACGACACATTTACGTTCGACTATAACGAACCTAGTGAAACGCCAAAGAGACTAAGTCGCTTGTACAGTTTTGTAGTATGGGTAGCTGATAAAATCAATCCGCCTGTTGAAAGATTATTCAGCATTTGGGTTGTTACTGAAGAATTTTTGAAAGCGGATAACAACGTTGTACAGGTAGATACTAATTTATTCAGAGCCGATAACGATGACAACAGGATTCCGTACTGGATAACGGAAAGCTATCTAGGAAGGCTCAGGGCCAACAACTATGTAACAATATATCTTGATGTATATGATCCGCCGTCGTTGCCAGGATCAATTGCTTATTTTTTACTACCCACTAATTCTGGAAGATATCAGTTAAACAATACAGATCAAGTGGTAGAAGGAAGATATGAAATATCAGGCGAACAACCGATTTTTAGCTACGAGTTAATTGGTAGTTGGGATAATACTAAAACCTATAAAGTTGGCGAGGCTGTTACTTTTTTAAAAGTGACACCTTTATTTTCAGCAACAGACACGTGGGTATGTATTAAAGAAAACACAAATGTCTTGCCGTCCGAAAGTACGTATTGGACTAGACAATTTGTTAACACAAGAATTCAAACATTTATAACTCCAAATACTTCGTTGTGGACTAGTCTTACACCAGAAACATCTAGCACTATTCCTCCTGGTTTAGAGTTAGATACACTAACTGGTGAATTGGCAGGACGTGTTCCTTATCAACCTGCAATTACAGAAACTTATAGATTTACAATGCAGGCAATTAGCTTTCCTACAACCTTACAAAGTATCAATTATACACTAGTAGGTAACTGGAACTCTTCTACAGAATATACAGCGAATCAGGCTGTTAGATATAAAGAATTTATATATATTGCACTATACGCAAATCAAGGAGTTATTCCTTCTAACGATGCAGGGACTTGGGAATTGGCTGTTTCAACAGCTGAGAAAACTTTTTCTGTCGACATGATAGGAGAAATTGAAAGTAACATCAGTTGGATCAGTGATTCCGATATCGGTACTATTAACCCTAATCAACCCAGTGAACTTTTTGTAAAAGCTGAAACAACATACACCGGAGGGGCCGTTGTTTATGAATTAGAATCAGGATCTCTACCACCAGGTCTTACTTTATTGTCGTCCGGACTAATCCAAGGCAAGGTTACACAATTTGCAGATAGCAGCAACAAAGGACTAACAAGGTTTTTCGATAGTGCTGCAAGTGAAGAAAATAAATTTAATATAATTTTCGACAATCAAGATACTTCGTTCGATCAAAAGTTTTCTTTTAAAATCAAGGCTAGAGATACTGCCGGATTTACAGAAACTTTAAAAGATTTCTCAATAACAGTGTTGTCCGAATCTACAATAGTCTACTCGAATCTTTATTTAAAAGCTTATCAAACTAAAGAAAAAAGATTACAATGGTATGATTTTATAACTAATTTTGAAATTTTTAGGAACGAAGATATCTATAGACCAGGCGATCAAAATTTTGGCGTTCAAACAGAAATAAAAGTTTTGCTATATGCAGGCATCGAAAGTACAGAAGCAGTGAAGTATGTTCAAGCAATGAGTAGAAATCACTATAAAAAACAATTGAGATTCGGCGATGTTAAATCTGCGGTAGCCAAAGATCCCGTGACTCAACAAGTCGTTTATGAAGCTGTTTATGTTGAAATTGTTGACGAGTATGAAAAAAACGGAAAAAGCATCAGCAGATCCATTGAGCTTTCTAATAAAATAGAAAGTAAGGTATTAGTTAGTTATGACAAAATAACCATCGACAGCGATATTCCGTTTGTCAGTGACAGCGATTATCAACGTGTATTTCCAAACAGTTTTAAAAATATGCGATCAAGAATGAAAGGCGTCGGGGTCAGGAATAGAGAATTTTTGCCTTTATGGATGAGAAGTGTACAACCAAACAATCAAGTAGAAACTGGTTTCGTCAAAGCCCTTGTTTTGTGTTATGCACAGCCGGGTGCAGCCGAAAGAATAATTTCAAGAATCAAAGCCGATAATTTTGATTTTAAGTTAATAAATTTCACAGCAGATCGTTATATAATCGATGTAATCGACGGCGAGATTCAAGATCAATTTTTACCTTTTCCTCAACGAAATGTACTGAATAAGTATTGATTATCTGTATCTAATACAAACTCGAACAAGGATAAATATATAGTACTTACGTAGTTTGGAGCAAAATATTGTGAGCGATATTAATTTTACTGGCATAGACCAAAATTTTCCTGTTTCGGGCGAAGACAATTCTTCAGAAGGTTTTCGAATTAACTTTAGTGTTATTAAAAACTCTTTAGAATCTGCAAAGACAGAGATAGAAAATTTAGAAACCAACGCTGCAAGAATCAATTCTTCTAACGATTTTGACGGCAACGACATTTTAAATGCCAACTTAGTATCTCCAAGCTTTAAAATTTTTAACGGTGGCACTATATCTGAAAATACAGAAATTAATTTTGCAAACGGCTCTTATCAAAACTACACAGTAACTGACGATATTACATTTACATTAAGTAATTTTCCGTCATCTTTAAAATCTGGATTCGTTAAATTGTCATTAAAAGGCATTAACAAATCGATTTCATTTACTGCAATCGGAAATAGTATATTTTACGATACATCGTTTCCTATCAGCCTGGTAGTAAATAGTGATATAAATCCTCAGATAGTAGAAATATGGTATCAAGAAAATGTGGGATTTTTTGTAAAATACATAGGCGGTTTCGATACTACAAGAGTCGGTGTTAGTTCTCAAGGAATTGTAAGGTATAATGCTGAACTTGGTCGATTTGAAGGATTTAACAATTCGTCATGGGAACTACTAGGCGGTGTCAGCGACTTTGAAGGCAATACCTTTATTTCTACAGAGATAGATGACCAGCCGTCTAGTAATACTCTTTATTTTGTAACCGACGGCAACACACGCTTAGAACTTTCTAATTCCAGTTTTGATATAAAAGAAAGTGTACAGACAATTATTAACAGTACGACAGAGTCAACTAACTCTTCAACAGGAGCAGTAGTTGTTGCTGGTGGCGTCGGTATTGATGGTAATTTAAATGTCGGCAGCGACATTGCTGTTAATGGCGACTTGTCCGTAAGCGGAATTGTAACTAGTAACAATGCAGTTATTGACAACTTGTCAACTCAATTTATCAGCAGCACAGATTCCTCAATTGTCGGGTTTGTTGATTCTGTAAATATGTCCGGCAGCTTAAATATCGAAGGAGATGTTATAGTCGAAGGAAATACTACCGTTGGTAGTTCTGACACCGATAATATTATATTCAATGCACAAATTGCAAGCGACATCCTTCCTGATTCAACTAGCACTCGCAACTTAGGTTCTGCCAGTAAGCTATGGAATAATTTATACACGTCGAGTGTTCTGGTTAACGATTATACGTTACCTCTGTCTGACGGCACAATTAATCAAGTTATTAAAACTGATGGTAACGGTAATTTATCATTCTCGGATACAGACACCTTTGGCGGCAACCGAGTTTACGTAAGTGCTGCTAAAGGAAACGACAACAACGATGGCGTGACTTCGCCTGTAGCAACACTTAAAAGAGGTGTACAAATTGCTACAGAACTAGCATATAAGCCACGCACACCAACTCTGTCAAAAGAAGATCAAGGATTATTACTGTTAGCAAACAAAGAATTTATTGCTGAAGAAGTTATTGAATTTATTAATATTGCATATCCAGAATTATCTTACAGTGAATCATTATATCGAAGAGATACTATAGAAATAGTCGAATCTGTTGTTTACGATTTACGATTCGGCGGAAACAGTCGATCTGTCAATGCCGGTAAATTTTATTACGACGAAGAAGGATCTACGTATGTAAGCGGTCAGAAAACAGAAACCATTGCCGGAATTAACTATGCAAAAGAAATTGCTGAAAATATTATAGTTAATAATCCTGTTAGCATTATAAGAGGAAGTTTAAATCAAATCTTTGATTTAGAAATTACTACCGATTCAGCTAATTTAACAAATATACAAAATAGCTTTGATATTGTCGCAGATATCGTAGACTCGGGCCCGGGATCGGCGCCAACTGTTATTTATGGAAATTATATTTCTCAAAGCATAACCGTCATGGTAGCAACCGGAGATTATGTTGAACAAAATCCTATTATCGTCGGTGATGATATCTCAGTTGTGGGCGATAATCTACGCAGATCAGTAATCAGGCCCGCTAATCCTAATCAGGACATGTTACGTGTTAGAAACAGCTCTTACATCACTGGAATAACCTTCCGAGATCATGTTGACAGTTCTGGTACACCTAATTATACTTTTCGCTATGCTGTAAGCTTCGATAATGCAAACGACACTGCTACACCAAGATCAGGGTACGTTAATCTTCCGGCTCGCAAACCAAAAATATTTACGTCGCCATATATACAAAACGTCTCTGTGATATCATTCTTAGGCGGTGGCGGTGCAGAAATTAACGGAGATCTAGTTGATTCTCCAAATACTCCTCCAACAAATATTGAAGCAGAAAATCCAGTAGATTTATCTGATGGGATTCCTGAACAAGGAAAATCCATGGTAGCCAATGCATTTACCCTTCTATCATTTGGAGGGAATGCGTGGCGAGTCATAAACGATGCATATGCACAGATTGTCAGCTGTTTTGTTATTTTTACTGAAAATGGATGTTTGACACAAAATGGAGGATACCTGTCGATTACTAACTCGGCTAGTAACTTTGGCCTGTTCGCGCTGCGGTCAACAGGTTATTCTCCGAATAGTTTTACTGACGATCGCGGCATTATCTCTGGTAATGGTATTTTTGAATCTTTTCAAACTTTAAGAGTTAATAACTTAAAACGTGCACCACTCGAACACTATGTTATCAGAATACGCAACTCAACAAACAACGACATCACTGATAATTTCAATAACGATTCCACGTTTGGAGTAACTGCTAGTCTTACTCCAACTGTAAATAATGTAGGATCGAATACTATTACTTTCTCAACGCCGCATAATTTTGGTGCAGGCGATTACGTCGAATATGATTCAAACGGTAATTTAGAAATCGTAGGATTGCTCGACGAAGTAAAATATTATGTCGGAGTTGCTGGTCCTAATCAGATTGCTCTTTATCATGACGAAGCTCAAACTAAACCGGTGAGAAATCTTGACGCCAGCAACTGCTCAGGAACACATTTTTTCAAAACTGGTTACGAAGAATTTTTTATCAATGAAGTACTAAGCACACATAACGAATATCAAGACTTAGTATTGCCAAGCGGTCCAACATATACAATCACTGTTGGAGATACAATTAGCGGTGTTAACGGATCGAGTATTATTAGTGCGAGCATTGCCCAGTGGGATCCTGTAACAAATACTCTAACCGTAAGTATAGATCTAGTACAGGAAGGATTAAATCAAGTACGTAATTTATTTGCAGTAGGTTCGACGATAGATGCCGGTGAAATAACATCTGGCAGTGTTACAATTGTTGGCGTTTCTAATCGAAAAGATTTATTTAGTAGTGAATTCACTGTAACATCAACAGAAAATCGACCTATGGTAAGCATAGGCACCACTACATTAAATCAGATATACTTGCATCGTCCAAGTATTTGTAACTCTTCCTCTCACACTTGGGAGTACTCTGGCTCAGGAACAGATTATAATGCATTGCCTCAAAACGGAGGACGGACTGATGAATTTTTCGAACAGGTAAGTACTCTTCCTGGAAGAGTGTATTCGTCAGGAACAAATGAATTAGGCGACTTTAAAGTCGGCGATTTTGTTCGTGCATTTAATCGAACCGGCAATATTGATTTTCGTAACAGAGTTAGCATCGGAGAGCTCGATTCTCTTGCTCTTCGACTAAGCTCAGGTATAACAGTTAACGAAATTTCGTCAGACATAGAGTTAGGCGATAACGAGATTGACGGAGCACAAAATACTAGACTTATTACTCAGTTGGCTGTGCGCAGTTTCATAGACAATAGACTAGGTAACTTTGTTGATAAAAACTTATCAACAAATGCTGTGCCAAGTTCTGTGGTACAATTAAACAGTCAAGGACAAATTAATCCGGATTTGATTCCACCTCAAGGAAACTTTACTTCTTATATAGTAAATGAATTTGACGGAAGATTATCCTTGCATCTGGACATTCCTGTTAACGATGTACAATCTGGTGACATTGTCATTGAAACGTATGATCAAATTACACTCACACTCAACTCATCTACAAGTGTAGTTAAAGGCGAAACCATTACTCAGACTAATTCCAGTGCATCGGGAATTGTTAAAGAATCAACTTCAAATACAAATACTGTTAGTTTAATTCAGCCATTTAATGGAACATTTACAAACAATGCATCCGATACGTTGTCCGGAAGTTCAAGCGGAGCTCTAGGTACTTATCCAACTGTCGTGGCAGGCCCCACTGAAGTCAAAGACAATTATTTCATGTCGACCAGTAGGATAAGTCAGTTTTTAGTACTCGATACATCTAGTTCATATGATTTTACTGATATTATTTCTAATAGTACACAAATAAAAGGTGCTGTAAGCGGTGCTGTTGCTACTGTCGATGACTATGAAGTCGGCGTGTTAACAGCAATTGATGTAATTAATGATTTACCAGGAGGTAGTGGTTACACCACTCCTGGTACATATACTGATGTTACTATAACTAATATAAGCGGTACAGGAACTGGTGCTATTGCAGATGTTGTAGTTTCTAGTGGACAAATCACTGGTTTTGATATTAAACGCGGTGGAACTGGATATACCGGATCCGATGTACTAAGCGTTGCTGATAACGACGTCGGAGGAAGATCTGGAGGGTCAGCAATAGAAATTAATGTCACCGATGTAGAAAATAGGCTAAACGTGACATTAAATCAAGATGCTGGTTTAACTTTTAATGCCACTACGATTAATCAAGATTACATCATCGATGATAATATTTCTTCGGTAGCTATCAATAATCAAGCCGATACGGTTGCTCAATCGTTTAATGCTGCATCAACTAACACTGGCGGAGGAGTTGATGCAACCCTTGATACTATTACCACTTCGTCTGCACACGGATTTAGCAATGGCGATCCTGTTGAATACGATTCAAATTCAAATGTAGTAATCGGTGGGTTATCGAATTTATCTACATATTATATCAGGGTTATCAACAGCACGACTATTGAACTGTACACCGATTACTCGTTACAGCCTGCTAATAAAATTAACATATCAAGCACAAGCACCGGTAATCATATATTAAGGATACGCACTGTTAATATAGATGAAGACAGATTTTATTTGCCTGCACACGGTCTTTCAACAGGCAATGCTATACAATATAGCAGTGGGGATCCTCCAGCAGGAATCAATAACAACGATTATCTGTTTATAGGCGGAGTAACTGTTAATTCATTTACTTTACACAATGCACGAGGCTCAGCACTTTCATCGGTCAACGGTTTAGTAGTAGCGCCTGTAAATTTAACCGATACTGGATCTTCTAGCGCATCGATTATTGAACAAAATGTTTCTATCATTGGCAGTGCAAATACTAGTGGCCAATTTGCAAGTAGTTGGAGTAGTTTGTCAAACACTGTTGTCGATGCTGACAACATTGTCAGTGGCATTATTAATCCAAGCAGATTAGGTACTGGAAGTGCCAATGACTTGACATTTTTGCGAGGCGACTCTTCCTATACTTTTGCTGTTCAAGGTATAAAAAATAGCGAATCTACTGACCCGATTACATTAACTGGGCCAAATTACAACGATGGTTCTGATAATGTTTACTATGGCGTAGTTGATATTAAAGTTGAAAATGCAGGGTATGATAATCCTGCTGATCCAAGCGCAGGCACAGAAAGAAAAGGTATTGCAGCTTTTGATTTTAATCATTTCAATGTCGATGCAGATGGCTTAGTAACAACTAAAAGTTCAGATGTCGGCGGGATCATCGATGCTGACACACTAGACGGGCAGCAAGGTACATATTATATCAATCCAATTAATCTAGTCAGAGCTGTACCTGTTGAAAAAGGTGGCACAAATACAACGTCGTATACAAAAGGTGATATACTATATGCCGAGACAGACATAGGAAATGGAACGTTTAGTCAAAGTATAGGTAAATTATCAATAGGCAACGGAAATACTGTGCTTACTGTCGACAATACCAGCAATCTTCCTTCGTGGTCGGACACCTTATCTCTTAGCGGACTGACTGTAGAAGATCTTAAGTTGAGAGTCAGCGGTAATGCGTTTGAAACTACGTTAGATGTCGTTGAAGCTACAGAAAATAGAACTATTCAATTACCAGATGCTAGCGGTACTGTAGCATTAACCAGTGACTTGTATAACGGCTGGGCTCTTTATATCGACGACACTGACCGAGGTACAGTAGGAAACAATGATGTTGTAAACTTTGTTGCTGGTGCTAATGTAACATTAAATTACGATTCACAAGATAACACTATTACTATCAATTCTACTGATACTAATACAAATACTGATACAACTTATAATATCTCTGTTATTCAAAATGCTGGTTCAAATAATAACCCATCTATTAGATTAGCAGGTTCAAGTTCTTCTACTGACGATATACAAATCACAGGCGGCACTAATGTTACAGTTACTCGTAATAGTGATTCTCAGTTTACAATAAGCTCTACAGATACAAACACTGACAATTATGTCAACGGCGTTTCATTTAATAACGCAGATGGTGTACTGACTATCGAAAGAACCGGAACACTTGCTGATCTAACTGTTGATCTTGATGGGCGTTATTTGGTCAGTGAATCAGATACTTTGGGCAGCGTAGTTAGTAGAGGTAGCAATACAACGTCTAACATCACTGTTGGCGGAGTGACTATCAGCGGTTCCGGTACACTTCGATCAAGAACACTAACCACAGGCAATAATACCACTACTGGCGAAATTACTGGTTTATGGAGCTTGAGTAACGGCAGTAGATTAGAAGCTACTTATGCTGACCTTGCTGAAATTTACTCAACTGATAAAGAATACGAGCCAGGCACAGTTGTTATGTTTGGCGGAGAAGCAGAATTGACAGCAGCATTTCCAGAAGGAACACTTAAAGTAGCGGGCGTTATATCTACTAATCCTGCTTACTTAATGAATAACTCAGCGATTGGCCAACCCATAGCACTAAAAGGGCGTGTACCTTGCAAAGTAATTGGCAAGGTAAGTAAGGGAGATCTATTGATTGCTAGTGATATCCCTGGTGTTGCCATTGCTAGCGAAATATGGATAGGTGGTGCTGTGATAGGTAAAGCCATAGAATCAAGCAACGACACAGATGTGAAATTAATCGAAATCGCTGCTGGATTATTGTAGTAAATTTGTCGTTAATAATAAAAGTATCTCTGGCTTTCTAATAAATACGAAATAAGGAAAAATTATGGCCAGTAACATCTCTTTCGATCGCATTAACGAAAATTATCCCATCGCAGGCGAAGACAACAATACTCAGGTTTTTAGAGATAATTTCGATACAATTAAAGAAAGTTTGAGAATTGCAAACGACGAAGTTACAGATCTTCAAGAAAATGTAGCTAGAACCGATGACACTGTTAACTTTAACAATAACATAATCATCTCTGCTGTTCTTAAAAATACAACAAGTGCAAAATTGGACGGAGGTACTCTTGATGTTCCGGCAAGTGTTGACTTTCAAAACGGAAGCTACCAAATTTTTAGATTTTCAGCAGACACCGATGTTAGCTTTATTAACTTTCCAAACTTCGAAACTTTACCAAGTTCGGTAGGAAAGGTTACTTTAGAATTATACAGTGACGGTCAAGCAAGAACTATCGATTTTACCAGTAGCAACGGAATTGTTATAAAGAAAAATATTGACTTTCCCGAACCGCTAGTTTTAACAGATGCCGATGCAGGCGGCGGAGCAGGTAATCCTGTTATTATCGAAGTATGGCAACACGATTCAAAACGTTTGTTTTTAAATTATCTAGGAAAATTTCAATAATGTTCCACCCGTTGGAAGGCGATCTCTCAGAATTAAAAGATCAAGAATTGGAAGAAAAAGTTCAAGATTTAACTAGAAAATATTACATAATCAGCAGATTAGGTAACTACGATCTCTTGACACAAATCTCTACATTCCTTACAATATATAAAGAAGAACTATCTAAACGCTATAGAGAAAAAATGCGTAAAGATTTAGATGGTGGAGATTTAGATAATTACATCAATGTCGACAAATAACAGTATTGACGATTTAATTCAAGGAGTAATGAGACACGGGCCCGAAATATTGTCAAAGTGCGTATCTCATGCCGAAGAACTAATATCGTATCGTTCTAGATTAGAAACAGAATTCCTCGATTACGAAATTCCTAAAAGCTCGTTCAACCCAAATCATTGGCTGATACCCGAAGATTACTGTCCCAATCTTGCAGAAATGCTTTATGGGATGTGTACAACGGAAGAACAAAAGGATAGAGTAAGTTTAGAATTAGAGCTGTTTATTAAAAATGGCATGTACGATATTCTTCATGTTATGAAGTACATAGTGGATACACTAAGAGCTAACAACGTAGTTTGGGGAGTCGGTCGAGGATCAAGTGTTGCCAGTTATGTACTCTTTTTAATAGGAGTTCATAAGATAGATCCGATTAAATACGAATTACCAATAGAAGAATTCTTCAAAGGAGAAAAAAATGGGTAAAGTATATACAAGTATGAAAGGTAAAGAGATCGACATGGAAAAACTCATGTTGAGAAATGAGTTGACTCCTGCAGCAGGAAATGCTAAAGTAAATGCACGGGGAGATGAAATTGGTCCTGGTGGAAAAGTTATTAGAACTAAAGAACAGATCCTGCAAGACTATTATAAAACTAATCCTCGTACTGCAAAAACGAGATAAAAAGGAAATAATCAATGCCTACAGTATACGAAGCAAGACCAATGGAAGTACGGGCAATCAAAGACGATGTTATTGTATGTGACATGGATTTCGGTGAAATTGTAACAGCCAGCGGAATTGTATTACGAAGTGATGATGGACAGGCTCACGGTGTTAAACCGCGATGGGGACTAGTTTATCGAGTAGGACCGAAACAAACTGATGTTTCGGTAGGGCAATGGATCTTAATCGAACACGGTCGCTGGACACGCAAAGTCAAAATCGTCGATCATGAAGGCGAAAAAGAAATTCAAAAAGTCGACGTAACTGGCATTTTAGCAGTGTCTGACGAAAAGCCATCGGACGTATATATTGGACAAGAATATACCAACGGTTCGAGCATGGATATTCGTCCAGAGGATTTTATTTAATGGGTTTTAGAAAAAACTGGAACATTCCGGAAATTGTAAATCAAATACACACTCTAGCTAGAGAATGTTCCAGTCCTTACAACGACGGTTTTATTGCATTTGACTGCAAAAAAGACCTTTATCAATTAAAATCAATCATTGATGATGCGCTAGCAGAAGCTCCGAAGTTCGGTGAAACGGAACAGAAGTGGTTGACAGAACAAGAACAAAAGCGTATTATTAAGGTACTACAATCTTAAGGAGAAGCTGTGAATCCCTTCCGTGATCAAGAAACGTTTATGCGAGCGTGTGACCAATCTGTTGACAGTTATAACGAGTCGCAGTACGCAATGTATAAAAATCTTATTGAAGAAGAATTTCAAGAATTGCAATCTGCATATGATATGGAAGCAGAGTTAGATGCACTTATTGACATTTTGGTCGTAACTATCGGTGCATTACATTCTGCAGGGTTTGATGCAGAAGGCGCTTGGCGAGAAGTCATGAGATCGAATCTAAGTAAAATTGACAAAGAAACAGGAATGGTGAGGAAAAGAGATGACGGGAAAGTCTTAAAACCTATAAGCTACTCTCCTCCCAACTTAACTCCATACTTGAGAAAAATATGAAAACTAGAGAACAAATTATTACCGACATGTGCTATACTTGGAGACACGATTACGGACTAGTCAAAGAATCACTTGAAGTAGATTCAATTAGCTCTGGTATGACGACTTCTGAACGCGAAATGCTATGGCATGCTATGGCACAGCTCTTTGATAACTGTATCGCTCCTCATATGTATTTCAAGCAAACTACTTTTAAAAATATTTGCGGGAATGACTGACATGGCTTATAAAACTATAGAAGTAAAAATCGACCTTGATGACTTCACCGATGACGAGTTAATTGAAGAACTTAAAATTAGAAAAGTCGAAGTACCTGTATCTACAATTGAAATCGTCGAATCGATTTACGAGCATCGTCGAGCAGGACAAGACTATCAAAAACTGTTGGATGGCCTGATTTATCAAATTATTGGAAAACTTGTATGAAAGAACTGTGGGTAGAAAAATGGCGTCCGAAAACTGTCAAAGAATATGTGTTCAGGGATGAACATCAAAAACGTCAAGTAGAAACTTGGATTAAAGATGCTAGTATTCCTCACTTGTTATTAAGTGGAACAGCCGGCATCGGCAAGACTACCATGGCTAAAATGTTGATTAATGAACTAGGCATCGAAGATTACGATGTGTTAGAAATCAATGCTAGCCGGACAAACTCAGTAGACGATGTGCGAGATAAAATTACAAACTTTGTCAGTATGATTCCGTTTGGTCCATTTAAGGTTGTACTGCTTGATGAGGCAGATTATCTGAGTCCTAATGCACAGGCAGCATTGCGTGGTGTTATGGAAGAATATCATAGTACAGCAAGATTTATTCTTACCTGTAATTATCCTAACAAGATTATTCCAGCTATTCATAGTCGTTGTCAAGGATTTCACATTGAAAAAATTGACATGACAGAATTTACTGCAAGAGTAGCTACTATTCTTGTAGAGGAAAATGTCGAATTTGATTTGGACACACTTGACAACTATGTTCGAGTTGCGTATCCTGATTTGCGTAAATGTATAAATCTAGTTCAACAAAATGTAAATGGGTCGAAGCTATCCGTTCCGAATCAAAGCGATGCTGGAGAGACCGAATGGAAATTTGAAATGGTCGAACTGTTTAAGGCAGGTAAAGTCAGGGACGCTCGAAAATTATTATGCGGCAAAGTTCGTGCTGAGGAAATGGTTGATATCTATCGCTGGTTATATGATAATCTAGAAATTTTCGATTCAGAAGAAAAACAAGATCGTGCTATTGTTATTATCAAACAAGGACTTGTAGATCACACACTAGTTGCTGATCCTGAGATAAACCTTGCGGCTACATTGGTTAAATTAGCAAACCTATAATTAGTTAGAGGATATAGCGAATGTATCAAAGAATTTGTAAACATACACGAGTATGTTCCGAACAAGGTCGGAAACCTTATAAAGGAGGGCTAGGCAAACATGACACATCTAGTAACTGAAAACTGCATCAATTGTAAACACACAGATTGTGTTTCTGTTTGCCCTTAGCCAGTTGATTGCTTTTATGAAGGTCCCAATTTTCTTTCTATTAATCCAGATGAGTGTATCGACTGTGGTGTTTGTATCCCCGAATGCCCTGTTGATGCTATCGTTGTTGAAAACGATTTAGAAGAACAACAGCGAATCATATGGTTAGAAATTAATACTAGGACCAGTGCTAAATGGCCTAATATTACTCGTAAAAAAGATCCATTGCCTGACCACGAAGACTGGAACGGAAAATCAGGCAAAATTGATCTGTTGAAAGAATAAGGGGCTACAAGCCCCTTATTATTATTCGTCTCCGTAGATTTTTAATATCTCCTTGACTGCTTCGTGACGTTCAATATCACTTGGTGAGAATTGACACATGTCGACATATTTGTGATTTTGAAAATTGTTATAAAGATTTAAGAATTCTAACAGACCATTGTTACTGGGGCGATCTGCTTGTTGTAGATCTCCTGTAACTACCATCTTACTGCTTGTTCCTAATCTTGTTAACAACATTTTCATTTGGCTAGGTGTAGCGTTCTGCATTTCGTCGGCTATGACTACAGCGTTCTTAAACGTTCGACCTCTCATGTATGCCAATGGGCTAGTTTCAATTATTCCTTCCTCTATCATAGATGCTACTTCTTTAGAACAAAAGTTTTCTGCAAATACATCCATTATAGGACGGGTCCACGGTGCCATCTTTTCATTTAGATCTCCGGGTAAAAATCCATGTTCTTCATCTACTGAAACTGCTGGGCGAGTAATAATAATTTTATTAATTGACCCGTCTTTGAGTTCATCAATAGCCCATTGGACTGCCAGCATGGTTTTACCTGTTCCGGCGGGTCCTATTGCAAATACTATCAATTTATTGATATCATTTAATTTGATTAGATAATCTTCTTGATTAAGATTTTTGGGATATATTATAACTCGTTGACGTCTTTTTTGAGTACGATCAATACTTACTACATTTGAATCATTATACTGATTAGCTGATTTCAGCTGTGTTACTTTTTTACGCTTCATGTTAAGGTTAGCCCCCCTTGTTATGTGTTAGGCACGGACCTTTAAACCGCTGTGTCCGTGTCCGAACACAAAAGTATTTACTATTCTTTTGAGTGAAATATAACTTATGTTTAAATTTTAGAATAAATACAAACGGGAGTTTCTATGACTGATTATAAAGACATTATACAAAACATTGAACAAATTTACGGTTCAAATAACAGTTTAAATATTCTCAAGGATTTTGAAAGAGTCCTTGATGAGCTTGATATGTACGTATACGATAACTGGATTGACGGCGAACTAGTTGCTGGTCCGATCGAAAAACGATACTTTATCGAATGCACATTCATGTGGCCTTATGACAAAATGCCAGATCCTGTTGCAGGAAAGCGTTTGCTCGATTATGGCTGCAAAGTTGAATTTGCTGAAAGTAAAATTGCTAAAGTTCGCAAGATTAAAAAACCAACAGATATTCGTGCAGGAACACGTAAAGGTAAAATTGATCAAGAACCCATCTGGATGATAAAAATTACCATGCCTAAAAAGTTAATGAACGACATCAACAGAGGGTATAGAAACTTAGATCAAAACAAGGTAGAAGACATTGTTACTCAAAATAATGCAGTAAATTTTGAATCAGACGGTGTTGATCAACAAATACAGGATGCTAATAATGCAGAACCAGAACAGCCAACAACTTGATGAAGGATTACGATCCAACGATTTACAAGAAATGATACAATCTATTTTTGAAGTAGATGTTTATAGATCAAAAATGGGAGAGGATCGAGATGTATGTGTATTGAGTTTTACTTCGAAAGATAGAGGACCTGCTAAAGATATGATGGAATTTATCGAAAAAGGATACAATTTTGTTTTAGATGCAGATGTTAGTGCAGGCGAAAATAATAATGGAGAATATACTATTTTTGTCGAATTAAAGCGAAGTCCCGAGTTATCTGAAAATATTCAAGACTTAACATACGGTATACGTAAATTAACCGGTATCAATGAATGGAAGTTTAAATATCATAAACAGTCAGAATCATACGATATTTCGTCCGACACTTTAGAATCAGTAATACCATTAACTCCCGATGTTTATGAAAAAATGTTGCATGAAAATAAGGTCAATCATGTAAAACAGTTTTTTAGTAAAACTCTCATGGACGATTTAACTATCGATGAAAACAGTATTATCACAATTCATAAACCATTTGATCAAAAAATTCAGCTTCGTTGGCTGGAAGAAGCTGACCTTCAACAAATAGACGAAGGTGCTATTTCAGTAGATCACGATTCTATGAGCGAAGTCTTTTGGTTAACCAAAGTAATGGGCGACTATAACATTACAAAAGTACAAGACCAGTTATTGTTTACTAATAACAACGAAAAATTAATACTACAAAGGATTTAATTATGACATTTAAGTTATCAGACAGAAGTTTAGGTAATCTAAAAGGTATCGACGAGCGATTAGTTGAGGTTGTAAAATATGCTATCACAGTAACAAGAGTTGACTTTGGTGTCATTGAAGGTCTTCGTACTGTAGAACGTCAGCGTGAGTTAGTTGCAAGAGGTGCAAGCCAAACTATGAGGTCTAAACACCTTACCGGCCGTGCTGTAGATTTAATGGCATACATCGGATCACGTGCATCGTGGGAATTAAATCTTTACGACAACATTGCTGACAGTATGAAACTGGCTGCGATAGAGATCGATGTGCCAATTCGTTGGGGTGCTGCATGGCACATCAACGACATTCGTGAATGGGACGGGACTATGCAGGATGCCATGGACGAGTATGTAGATGTTCGCAGATCACAAGGCCGTCGGCCTTTCATTGACGGTCCGCATTTTGAACTAATGCTATAAGGAAAAAACATGTGGCTTGTTGGCTTGATACCGGATAGTGTGTTTTACATCATGTTCTTTTTAGGACTTGCGGGTATCATTATCAGCATCTTTTTGAGAAATATTCCCGTCATAAACAAATATCATAATCCAATATTTTTATTAGGATTACTTTTAACAGTGATTGGTATTTGGTATGTCGGGGGAATCAGCAAAGATAGAGAATATCGCGAAGCTATATCAGTGTATATCGTGATAGAATCAAAGTAGTTGAAAAAATCAAATACGAAGTTGTAGGTTCTATTAGAGAATATAGTGGCGAACTAGATGCTAATTGTCAAATAAGCCCCAAGGCTGTGGAAATATTAAACAAGTCTGCAGGAGCACCAACCGAGGAAGCAACAAAATGAAATACTTGGTTATTACTTCCTTGATATTTTTAGCAGGATGTCAAACAACTGTTGAGCGAGAGTTTCCGCCTGTTTCACCTAGCCTTGCTGTTCCTTGTGAGCAACTGGAAATAATCCCAGAGAACACTGATAAATTGAGCGAGTTACTTGTTGTAGTTACAAATAACTACAGTCGATACCACCAATGTCAAGCCAAAGTTGATGCTTGGTTAAAGTGGTATGAAAAGCAGAAAGAAATTTTTGAGAGCGTATACTAAAATGGCAGCGGAGCGAATAGCAGAAGTTTTAAATCTTTTTAATAGCGAAAATATTTTGTTGTTTTTGCTATTTTTCTTATTGATTTTATTTTTACTAAAATTAATCAAAGTTCATCTAGATCCCGACAGTAAAATTGATCTCGAAGATATTATTTTAACAGACGATAAAGTAGATGAAAAAAAATTAGCCAGATTCGGTGCTTGGATTGTTAGCACTTGGGGATTTATCTACCTATTAGTAAGTTCAAATTTAACCGAATGGTATTTTATTGGGTATATAGGTGTATGGGTAACAAATGCTATTTTTGATCGATATATGAATGATAAAAAGTCAATAAAGTAAATCATATATTGACTAAACTCTGCACTTCCAGTATAATTAAAGTATAAACGGATATACATATCTATGACAGATTACTACAATGTATTAGGAATCAACCGATCAGCATCACCAGAGGAAATTAAAAAAGCATACAGAAGTATGGCCATGAAGCATCATCCAGATCGAGGCGGAGACGAATCAACATTTAAACAGATTAACGAAGCCTACGAAATTTTAAGCAATCCTCAAAAAAAACAAATGGTCGATTCGGGTATCGATCCGTTAGATCAAAATCAAAGCCATCGAGGTTTTCAACAAGGACCGTTTGAGTTCCATTTTGGATCTGGAAACTTTGAAGATATTTTTGAACAGTTTGGTTTTGGTACGCGTCAACGACAGATGAGAAGAAACAAAACTGTCAATATATCAGTAGAGCTTGCACTCGAAGA